ATATCAGAATGAAATTCTTCTTTAGAAATAAAAAAATCATTTTCATTTTCAACAAGTTCAGTAATATAATATTTATTTAAATTTAAGTTATGTTGATAATTAGAATATTTAAACATTAAATCTACTTTATTATTTTGTGTATGTTGTTCAATACTTGACCCACCAACAGAACCGCCACCAGGAATACTAAAATCAACATTAATCGTAGATTTATTATCTTGACTAGAATCATATTTAATTTTAATTTCTTCCGCACCTAATTTCTCAGCAATTTGGCAAAATGTGCGTAATTTATATTCCATTTTTTTTATTAAATAATTATCAAAAGACATAAATAATTCTTCTTGGGCAAATGAAATTTTTTTATAAAGTGTATTAGGTTCAATGACGTGTTCTAAAAAATAAATCATTTTTAATTTTTTAATTTTATTTTCTTTTGCTAATTCTTCTTTCTCCCCATCTGTTTTTAATTTTATATCATAATTAAACATATCAATACGATTTAATATTTCTTGTTTATCATAGTAATGTAAATAAACGACATTGTATTTATTAAAATACTTTAATAAATTATTACTACTAAAAAATCTTAAATATTTGTATTTTACAAATTTATAGGTTAAAAATATAACATATTCAGAGTGTAATAATTTTTGTATATTTTTATTATAGTAAGCATCTGTCCCTTTACAATCTTCATCTTTAATTTCATTTTTTTTTTTGTTTTGTTTTTTATTTAGAGTGAATCTCATTTTTATACTTTATATAAAGTATATGACTTATTATATATGAATATATTATGAATATAGTATAAAATGAAATACACAAAAAAAAAATAAAAAAAAATATAATTTAACAATTATAATTAGTAATAGAGTTTTCTATATTACTATATGACATTCTTTGTTTACCTAAATTTTGTGAAAAACAATACCAATTAGTAATAGGTTGTAATATTTTCCAAATCATATCAATTGCATAAATATGGTGCTTTTTTGTTAAATTTAAAAAAAACAAATCCCAAGTATATAAATCAATAAATATATTATACATTTTTTCATTAATAATATATCCTGATGTTGTTTGTGCTTCAAGAACATTATTTAAAAATCTATATTGACTATTATGTTTGCTTTTCATTAAATTATAACTTAACATACATACATCAAAATTAACATTTGATTTAAATAATAAGTCTATTTGTTCTTCAAATATATCTTTAGAAACTGTAAAAGTAAAATCATCTTCTAAAATTAATATATTTTTATAGTTTTTATGTTTAGCCATTTTAATAATTTCTAAATGTGACATCATACAACCTATATATCCATACTCTTTATTATCAATAGCATTAAATCTTTCATACTCTATATTAAAGTTAGTTAATTCAGTTTCTATTTCTATTTTTCTATCTGTGCGTGATTCTAAATTTATATATATTACTTTATCAACATAATTATGAATATTGCTTTTAGATTTTTTTTTTTCTGTTTTTTTATTAATAATATTTTTTAAAAATAGAACATTACTATCTTCAAGAGTAATATTATTTTTATAGAATGAATCCATAATAGATTTAGCACATATTAATGCTAAATCATGTCTATTTTTCTTTAAGGCTTCTTCTACATAAAATAGAATAATACAATTGACATCATCTATTATTTCATGATAATTTATAAGTATAGAATAATAATCACCATAATATATAGTGCATAGTTCAGGATATTTATCATAAAATAATGTTAATATTTGTTCTTCTGTATGTCCTAATTTTTTATGTAATAAATCATAAAATATATTCATTATATTATTGTAAAATATATCTACATAATTTTTATCTACTGTAAAACAACCAGCAGCTATACCACAAAAAGATATATTATTATTTAATAATTTTAGTATTTCTTCATTATTTCTATAATGAATATAACATAATGATACCTTAGGATTAGGATTATTTAAAATTTTATTTATTGAAGTATTAAATTTTCTCATTATATGACTGCCTGCAAAATCAACCCATACATAATAATCTGTATTAAAAAAATTATATATCTTAGATATATATATAGAAATAATTTTAAAAATACATATTATATAATAGGATGGTGTATCACTACTATTTTTATAATAATCTATATTTTTTCTATTATTAATTATAATATCTATATTTTCTTTATAAAAATCATATTCTGTAATATTTTTAATAATATATTTAGTTAAAGTGTTATCTTTTACATAGTTATCTCTTATATTTTTTATAGTAATATAATTAGTTTCATCACAAAATATAACCATTGGATTTTTTAATTGTAATGTTTCTATTCCTTTTTCCATATAAAATGTTTCATCTTTAATTGTTTCAGTACTATCTTTTAGTTTTGTTAAGTTAAAATAAAATGTTACAATCGTTGATTTATATTTATTTTTATAATCAAAAGTAAGTTGATTATTAATTAATTCATTATTAATTAATTCATTATTAATTATAGTTTTTTTGTTTTCAAAATAATTAAAAGGAACATCTAAAATACTATTATTATGATCTGATTTATACGTTAAAACATTCCAATTATATATTTCTTCCAACCAAGCCCATACATTAATTTCCCATGTTATTGTATTATTTTTATTATTTTTATTATGTATAAAATTATATGTTAAATTCATTAGTAATAAGTGCATATCTAAAATAGATTGACTATCACCTATAAAAAAACTACCACAAAATCTCCAATTTATAGTATTATATATAGTATTATTATTAATAGTTTCTTTTGATATTTCTTTTGACCAACAACTAGGAAATAATAATAATGATTTAATTAATTTATTTTGTTTTAAAGTATATAATTTATTAGTGATATAGTCTAAATTAGAGATCATATGACATATACTAAAATCAATCCACGCAAAATGTTCTGTATTAAAAGGATTACTTATGAGTGTTTTATAAACAAATTCACTTTTTGCATTTTGTAAAATCATATAATTTAATGTATCCTTTTCATTATTACGATTTAGTGGTAATTCTGGATTTAATCTTTTAACTAGTTTATAGGTTTCTAAGTCTTCTAAATTTATAATCGGCATTAATTTAACATTTTCAAATTCATTTTCAAGTTCTTTTCCAATATTTTCATAAGTAGATGAAACATAAAGACATATAGCAATACCACTTTTAGCAAGCGTTTTAAAATGTTTAATTCTTACTTCTGGTGATTTATCTTTGCTACGATCTTCATTTAAATCAATAAATGCTGTTGTAAAAGTAAGAGTTGGTTCTGGCATACTTTATGATTTTAATAAAGTAATAAAATTATTTATGATTAATAAAAATAATTATAGATTTAATTTTAATAGTTTATATTTTATATAATAAGTTAAACATTTTTAAGTTTAATATTTTTATAATTAAACTAGTTAATATATAAATAAAATTTTTTTAATAAAATTATAAACAAGAAAATAATAAAATAATAAATTATAAATTATAAATTATAAATTAGAAAAAATGGTTGTATTAGTATGTTGTATTACTTTATTTATTACTTTTATAGCAATATTTTTATTATTAACTTATTATTTTATAAAAAAAAGAACAGTATGGAATGAATTATTTAATCTAAATACAATTATTGAAACAGTTATGGAATTAGTTGTGTGTCCAGAACATTTTATAATATATATACCAGGAATAGTATTAGAAACAACAGAATGTATTAAGAAAACACAGATAAATAATGACACAAAACTAAAAATAAAAACAGTATTAACTAAAATAAATCAATATATAAACAAAATGGAATTAATTGATTATAATAATGACAATGATAATAATAATAATGATAATGATATTGATAATGATAATATTAAAATTATAAAATGGGTATTACAAGGAACAATGATACATTATAATACAATGTATAGAGAAACTGGTAAATTTTTTAATAAAGTCTCTGGAAGTTATACATTATTAAATAAAAATACAGAAAATAAAAATAAAAATAAAAATAAAAATAATAATAATAATAATAATAATAATAATAATAATAATAATAATAATAATAATAATAAAAATAATAATAATAATAATTTAATTACATTAGAAAAAATGACAATCATAGAAAATAATATAGAACATTGTGATACTATTTTAAATTTATTAGAATTAATAGATAATAATGATTATGAAACACTTCTAGAGAAAGAAAATAATTATATTATATGTTTAATAAGTAAATTATTAGAAAGTATAAGAATGTATAAAATAGAAATGTATAAAATGATATATTTTTAAAAAATGAAAATAAAACTCAAAATAAAATATTTTTATATTATAATAATATAAATAAATTAAATTATGAATAAGTCTAAAAAAAATACTAATATCAAAACCAATACTAATATATCAAATATATCAAATATTGTAAGTGAAATACAAGAAATACCATTAATACCATCTATATCAAAATCTATTACAAAAAAAAATAAAAAAGATGTAAATTTAGAAAATATAGAAAAATATATTTATAGTAATAAATTTACTCATATATATTTATATAATAATATAGATAATAATAGTATTAAAGAAGTTAGACTTGCTATAGATAATGCAAATAAATCTGATGATATAAATAATGTTAAAGTATCACCAAAAGGTATTATTTTACATATTAATAGTCCTGGTGGAGCAATAACATCAGGTATTGCTTTAATGAGAATTGTAGCACGTTCTAGAGTTCCAATTATTACATATATAGAAGGAATATCAGCAAGTGCAGCAACATTTATATGTATTCTTTCAAAATATCGTGTAATTGCTCCACATGCTAGTATTTTAATACATCAATATTCTTCATTATCTATGGGACAACGTGATGAATTACAATTTAATATGAAAATAAGTGAAAAAATGTATTCAATGATGACTATGTTATATAGAAAACATACTAATATACCAACTAAATATTTAAATGAACTTTTAGAACACGATTTATTATTAACGCCAGAATTAGCATTAAAATATGGTTTAGTAGATAAAATTTTAATGCCTCAAAATTCATTAAACATTGAAAAATATTTTAATATTAATCCTGAATATGATTTAAGTAAAATTATTTTTAACAAAAAAACAAATTTTAATAATATATATCTTTATGGAGAAAGTTATTGGATGGAAAATACTTTTACAAAATC